CCGACCGTAAGGCCGGCTGGCAGAAGATGAGGGAGATGCTGGAGGAGTCCGGCAAGGATTACCCCGAGGGGCCCGGGCTCTGGGTCACCGAGGTCTGCCGGGAGTGGCTCCGCACCGTGCCCGTCCTCCAAAGGGACGAAAAGGACCCGGACGACGTGGACACCGACCAGGAAGACCACGCCGGGGACGAAACCCGCTATGCCTGCATGGCCACTATTGGCGCGGCCACCCGGATGAACGTGGCCCATATCGCTTAAGAGGGTGCAATGCCGATTAACTCCCAACACCCCGCTTATGAGGCCATGGAGGAGGCCTGGCAGAAGTGCCGGGACACCTACAAGGGCCACGATGCTGTCCAGGCGGCCGGCGAGACCTATCTCCCCAAACTCCAGGTCAACCAGCGCTTTGAGGAGTACTTGGCCTACAAGAAAAGGGCCCTTTTTTATGAAGCGGTGGGCAGGACCGTGGACGGCCTGGCCGGAGCCGCCACCCGGAAGGACCCGCGGATCGAGCTCCCCAACAGCCTGGAGGGCTTTGTCAAACGGGAGGATATCGTCCAGTCCGTGTCCGAGGTCATCCTCACCGGGAGGACCGGGCTGTTCGTGGACATGAGCCGGGAAGGCTCCGTTCCCTACATCAACGTCTATGACGCCGAGCAGGTGGTCAACTGGCGGGTTACCGAAACCGGAGTGCCGACCCTCGTGGTCCTTCGGGAGAACGCCTATGAGCCCAAGGATGCCGACCCTTATGTCCTGGAGGAGGTGACCAGGTACCGGGAGCTCTACCTTGAGAGCGGCGTCTACAAAGTCAGGCTCTGGGAGAAGGGCGGGGACAAGAATGACAAGTTCGAGGTGGTCGAGGAGATCGACCCCAGGAACACCGGACAGCCTCTGAACCGGATCCCCTTCTTCCCGATCAACCCCAAGAGGGTCTCCTGGGACATCTTCAAGCCGCCCATGCTGGGCGTGGTAGTGGCCAACCTGCGGCACTACATCAATGACGCCGACCTTCAGTGGGGCCTCCGCTGGACCGCTCTGCCCCAGGCCTGGGTCTCCGGGGTCCAGGCCGATGATGATGAGCCGCTGTCCCTGGGCTCAAGCCGGGCCTGGGTCCTGGGCGAGGAGGGCAGGGCCGGCTACCTCGAGTTCCAGGGAACCGGTCTCCAGGCCATTGAGCGGAGCATGGACCGCCTGGAGCGGCTGATGGCTACCTTGGGGGCCCGGATCCTGGAGGGCCAGAGGGCCCAGGTGGAGACGGCCGAGGTGTCAAGGATGCGCCAGGCCGGGGAACACTCCGTTCTTATCTCCATCGTCCTGGCTGTGGCCCAGGCCTTCACCCTGGCCGGGCAGTTCGCCGCTGAATGGGTCAAGGCCAACCCGAAAGAGGTGGGGGTGGAGCTCAACACCGACTTCATCTCCGAGAGGCTCAAGCCGGCCGAGCTCCAGGCCCTGCTCCAGACCTACCAGTCAGGAGCCATGAGCTTCGACACCTTCATTCATAACCTCCGCGAGGGCGAGATGCTGCCCGAGGGCCGGACGGCCGAGGAGGAGGAGCGGCTCATCGCCGAGGGCAACGTGCCCGCGCCCGGGACAGGTGAAGAGGTGCCGCAGGAAGGGGAGGGCGAGGCGTGAACCAGGGACTTCCCAGGGAAACCCGGACCTTCAATATCCGGGGCAAGCGCGTGGTCGGGGTCCTCCTGTCCGAGAACGACAAGACCGTCTTGGTACGGCTCCCCTCGGGTGCCGTGATCAAGCGGCACAAGGTCAAGGATCGGGTGAGGTTGCTTTAGGAGGGGTCCTCTGAGGTTCCCAGGCGCTCCTTGTTGGCCCTGTCCGCCAGGGCGGCCTGGACCAATTCAGAGATCAGGTCATCAGCATTGACGTGCTCTTTTTGGGCGAGCCGGGCCACCTCAACCTGAACCTGGTCGGACAGACGCACCAGCGGAATGGTCCCAGGCTCCGGAACCGGCCACCCCAAATCGAGACGTCCGCCGATCCAGAGCTCTTTGAGCCGTTCGGCCGACTTGATGGCCTCTTCCCTGATATCGTTGTGGGCTATGACGCCGGGCAGGTCCGGGAAGGTCACGATGAACCCGGACTCTTCCCCGGGCTCAATCAACATCGGGTAATCCTTGGCCATGTATTCCTCTAATGTGGCCATCTACTCCTCCTAATATCCCAAAACCTTGAGGGCCCTTTTCACGGCCCCAGTATCAACCTTGGCAGATCCGTGGGGCTTGTCAACCGTTATTGTGACCCCGTCTGGTCTGCTGAAAAATCGACCGGTCCCTTTTCCCTTTCGCATCGTGCAGCCTTCCAAGGCCATGAACTTCTTGAACTCGGACCACCTGACGTCCTGGGGCCTGTTTTTAATTTTATCAAACAATTTTTGTTGCTTGGTCATGATCATATCGTAACAAATTGGCCCACCCAGGTCAACCAAAAAATTTCTAAAAAATAAAAAAATCAGATACATAGGCCAATGAGCCTGGGGGCTACCGATGACTCCCAAGGAGATCGAGGCCCGCCTTGAGGCCATTGTACAAAACCGGACCGTGGAGCACATCCGCCGGGTTACCCGGATCGAGGACGGGGTTGTCGACGACCTGATGCCCCACCTCGAGCAGGCGGTCCTGGACATCGAGAAGCGGCTGGCCAAGTACACCAAGGAGACCTTCACCATCAAGCGGGACCGGGCCCTGGCCGCCTGGATCCGGGAAGTGGTCAAAAACCGGTACAACCCGGGGGGCCGCGAGACCGCAGTGGCCGATGAGCTGGCCAGCATGGCCCGGGATGAGTCCCGGGCCATGTCCTCCATCATCAGCTTCGACGGCAAAATCTCCGGAGCTGCCTTTGTCGGGCTGACCGCAAACCAGGCCGAGGCCCTGATCAAGCTTCCGGCCGCCGGGACCAGGCTCCGTGGCTGGATTGATGACCTGGGCGACGCGACCGCAACCCAGCTCCATCGCCAGGCGGCCCAGGGTTGGCTTTTCGGGGAGACCAACGAGGAGATAGCCGCCCGCTTCACAACCTCCCTGAACGGGGCCCGGGGCAGAGCCGGGACACTGGCCAGGACCTGGACCCAGGAGATCGCCAACAGGGCCCGATGGGGGGCCATCGAGAAGAACAAGGACCTGGTCAACGCCGTCGAGTGGTCCGCAACCCTGGACCGGAGGACCTGCCCCCTCTGTGGGCCTCTACACGGCCGCGTGTTCGCCTTGGAGCCGACCAAAGGGGTTCAGGGTGTCAAGGACATTCCCAACGGCGTAGGCGGGCCAAGGCCGCCCAGGCACGCCCGTTGCCGCTGTGGTTTGATCCCCCACGTCGAGTCCTGGTCCGAGCTGCTTGGGGTCCAGGATGAGCGGGGCCTCCAGAAGATCGAAGGGCAGTATCCAAAGTACAAGGCGGTCCGGGGCCAGCTCCGGCGCTCTCCGGATTACTGGGATTGGCTCCAGAAGCAGCCCAAGGGGGCCCAGCTCGACCACTTGGGCCAGACCCGCCTGGGCATGATCAAGTCAGGCCGGATCGACTACCAGGACATCCTCAACCGCAAGGGTCGGACCAGGACCATCAAGCAGCTTAAGGCCCTGGCGCGGAGGAGGGCATAAAAAGGGGAGGGGTAAACCCCTCCCACTCAGTGTCTTGCGTGCTACCAGATCAACTTAGGATACCGGTTTGAGGATAATATTATCCCCATCCTTGAACGGAGTGAATTTATCCCCAACCTTGCACCCTAGGCTTTCCATCCTTTTGGGGGACAAGCGTAGACCCTGTTTTCCGTTGACTACAGTGGAGCTGACCCCTCTTCCCCCTGATCCTGAACCCGGTCTGGCAAAAAGGCCGTCGGGAGGTTCAATAACCTTCCCTTTCTGCGCTACCAAGCGTCCATAGGCGGTTTGAAGGCTGACCTTATTCTTTACACCCAGGTCCGCTTTTATTTCCTGCAAACCTGCCTTGTTTTTTAGCAGTTGTTCAAATCTGTCAAGGTCAATACCCATTTACCTTTCGCCTCCATTATTGAGTTAGTGACAAACCAACATAGTGAAATCCCTAGTCATTAGTCAATATAAAAAAATTATTTATTGTCAGGATGAGTTAATAAAAACAAACCTACCTAAGGGGGTCCGGGATGCTGGTCGGTGAAGGGGTCGAGGGTAAGTGGTCAGTCTTTGAGTTACCGGTGAACGGACCGACGCAGGCCATCCACATCATTCCGCCGGACCAAGGCCCGATTCACCGGCTGAGCGATCGTTGCTGGTGCATGCCCTACCTTGAGCTCAAGGCCGGCTCCGGGCAACTACCGATCTGGGTTCACCGGGAGATCCATTAAATGAGCAAGGTCATCCCGTTCGACCGGACCAACGACAGGGCCGAGGGAGCCAAGGCCTTGAGGAACCTGGCCGACCGTCTGGAGGCCGGGAAGATAGAGGTCTGCGTGGTGTCCTATGAGGAGGAGGGCATCGGGTACTACGAGTGCATGGCCGGCACCACCGCCCAGGTCGTCTTCGACTTGGAGACAACCAAGGCCGCCATCGTGGCTGCATGCCTTGACGACTGCTGAAGACGGGCAAGGGTGCCGGCCAGGACCATCAAGCGGCTCCGGCCGCCAGCACCGGCAGGGCGCAGACGCTCTGCCAGTCAGTGGTCTCGTACTCAGCGACCCAGAGGTCATAGTTCTTCTGGAGGTTGAGCCAGAAGTCTGGGCTGGTCTCCAGGGCCCTGGAAAGACGGAGTGACATCTCCGGGGTGACCGAGCCGTGCTCATTGACAATCTTGGAAACCGCCTTCCTGGAAACCCCTAGACAGGCCGCGAACTCAACCTGGGAGATGCCCAGGTCCTTCAGGTAGAGCTCACGAAGAACCGCACCGGGGTGGGAGGGCTTCATTCTTTTAGCCATGTCTTCTCCCCCGCCTACTCACCTCCACAAAACACCGTCTCACGTGGAGGGAAACCGTAGGCTTTTTTTCTAGTGAGACCATAAATCTACATCGATCACGTCTTGGCCGTCAAACCTGAAAATGATCCTCCAATTCCCACTGACCTTGATTGACCAGGTGTCAGCCACCTTCCAGCGGTGAAGGTTCAAGTCCGGGGCGAAGTCCGTAACCCCTTTGGCCACATCAAGGACAGATAGAAGAAGTCTTATTCTCTCCTTGTGTTGTGGGTTGATGCCGACGACAGAATCAGAATTAAAAAATTTTTTCAGACCCTTGTGCTTAAACGACTTAATCACTTGGTCCCCCAAAAAGGTTGTTTAAAAGATGATTAAAGTGTAACGCACTGGGTTACATTTGTAAAGAGTTTTTTAAAAAATTCAAAAAAATGAGGGGGTCGGAAAAGTGGGTTCAATACCATTCCGGCCCTGGGAGACGCGGTGGTTTGGGCCGAAGCCCGAGAGCACGCCGCCGTTGTCGAGGATCTGCGGAGCCCACGCCCGTAGGAGGCGCCTAAGCCCCAAAGCCAGGAGGTGGGCCCAGCTCGCCCAGGAGCTGGACGTTTTCGAGCTTCTAACCAACAGGATTCCATATCCGCGGGGCCCGGATCTTGACCGGGCCATTTTCCAGCAAGTCACCGGCCAGGGGAGAGCCCAGGCCGGTTTTTCTTTGCCCGTTCGGGATGACGGGCTCTCACCAAAGGCGAGACGCCAGGAGGATTCCAGAGATGCTGAAGAAGGTGGTTCAGGACATCAACACGGTCGAGGAGCAGTACCGGAGTCTCTACGAGAAGCAGGACGACGGGACTTTCAGGCTCAAGCTTGAGGACGACGAGAACACCGATGGCCTCAAGTCGGCTCTGGAGAAGGAGAGGAAGGCTCGGCGGGAGGCCGAGAAAAGCCTCCGGGAGACGGTCGAGAAGTACAAGGACATCGACCCCGAGAAAGCGCGGGAGGCGCAGAAAAAGCTCCAGGAGCTCCAGGAAAAGGAGCTTCTGGACGCTGGCAAGGTCGATGAGCTGGTCGCCGCCCGGACCGAGCGGATGAAGGCCGACTTCGAGAGCCAGTTGGAGGCCCTCAAGGCCAAGAACAAGGAGCTCGATGGCAAGCTCTCCGAGCGGACCCAGCAGCTCACCGCAGTCAAGGTCGACAAGGTCATCACCGATGCCGTGGTCTCCGTGGGCGCTGTCCGCAAAGGGGCCATGCCCGACGTGCTGTCCAGGGCCCGGGCGGTCTGGAAGATCAACGACGCTGGCGAGGCTGTGGCCTTGAACCCCGAGGGTGCCACCATCTACGGCAACGACGGAACCTCACCCATGCGGCCGGAGGAGTGGGCCAACAGCCTGCTCAAGGACGCCCCTCACCTCTTCGAGGGCTCTGGCGGCTCTGGATCCGAGAACAACCAGGGCCTCGGGGGGAAGAACCCAAAGCAGATCGACCGGAACGACCAGAAGGCCTTCGGGGAGAACCTGGAGGACATCGCTTCCGGCAAGGTCCAGGTGGTCTGAAAGGCTTCCTCCGGCCACCAAACAACGTCAACTGCATATTCACCGATAGAGGAGACTGAAAAGTGGCCGACAACGACCTGTCCAAAGTCATCCCCAAGCTCCTGGCCCAGGGCCTCCTGGCCCTCCGGCAGAACGCGGTCATGCCGCGGATCGTCAACGGCGATTACCAGAATATGGCCGCCCAGAAGGGCGACACCATCAATGTCCCCATCCCCAGCGCGATCGCGGTCAACGCGGTGGCTCCCGGGGCCACCCCGCCCACCGACACCCAGGCTATCGCCCCGGACTCCGTGCCGATCGCCATGGATCAGTGGATGGAGGCCCCCTTCTTCCTGACCGACAAGGACCTCATGGAGGTCATGAACGGGACTATTCCCATGCAGGCTTCTGAGGCGGTCAAGGCCCTGGCCAACAACGTGGACAGCTACCTCCTGGGGCTCTACACCAAATTCTATGGGATCGTGGGCACCCCTGGGACCACCCCCTTCGGAAGCAACCACGCCGAGATCACCGCCGCCAGGGTCCTCCTGAACAAGCAGCTCGCCCCCCTGGGCAGCCGCCGGTTCGTTTTCGACCCGGACTGCGAGGGCAGCGCCCTCAACCTCCGGGCCTTCACCGACGCCTCCTTCACCGGAGACGCCCAGGCGATCAACGAGGGCCAGATCATCCACAAGTTCGGCTTCGACTGGCACATGGACCAGAACGTCAAGACCCACACCCCCGGCACCCTGGCCGACGGCACGGTCAACGGTGCTCACGCCACGACCGGGGTCAAGACCATCTCCATCGCCTCCACCGCCGGTGGCACTCTCAAGAAGGGCGATATCATCACCCTCGCCGGCGACACCCAGACCTATGCGGTCGGGGCCGACGTGACCATCGGCGCGACCAGCAACGCGGACGTGACCATCAGCCCCGGCCTCCAGGTGGCCCTGTCCGGGAGCGAGGCGGTCACGGTCACGGCCAGCCACGTGGCCAACCTGGCCTTCCACCGGGACGCCGTCGCTTTCGCCAACCGGCCCCTGGCCGACAACACCCAGGGCCTGGGCAACCTGGTCCAGAGCGCCCAGGATCCCAAGTCCGGCCTTGTCCTCCGGCTGGAGATCAGCCGGGAGCACAAGCGGACCCGCTACGCCTTCGACATCCTGTATGGCGGGAACGTGGTCCGGCCCGAGCTGGGCGTCAGGGTGGCCGGGTAGCCGAAGCACAACCCAAACCTAATGAAGACGGGTGGGGCCCAGAGCTCCACCCGTCCTTAGGGAGGCATAAATGGACGAGAGAATGTACCCCCAGGGGTCAAAGCTGATCGACGATGACCGGATTGAGACCTCCCCCACCTCGACCGACCTGGTGGAGGTGACCCGGGGCAACAAGAAGCGCTTGGCCTTGACCCTGGCCAACCTGTTCCGGCTCCACCCGGAGATCGGCCGGCTCAAGGTCAAATCGGCCGAGATCACCGCCGATGGAGCCGTCGCGGCCGATGTGACCCTGGTCCAGCTCAACAAGGCTGGCGGAGCCTTGGCGGTCACCATTCCCGCCCCAGAGGTCGGCCGGGTCCTGGTCATCACCCAGATCGATGCCGGCACAGCGGGCCACACCGTGACCCTGACCTCCGGGACCTGGGATGGATCGGGTGATGTTGCCACCTTCGACGCGGCTGGGGAGACCCTGGTGGTCATCGGCCTGTCCGCCACCAGGTTCCTGGTCCTGGTCAACCTGGGCGCCGTCGCCTTCACCTCCAGCTAATAGGGGGACTGCATGGGCAGGCTGCCAACCGTCAAGATCAAGGCCGACACCAAATCCGGCTTCATGATCATCAACGAGGCCAACTTCAACCCGGACACCATGGAGCTCTACGAGGAGTCCGCTCCGGCGGCTTCAGCCTATGCTCCGCTCACCGCTGACATCGTGGAGAAGGCGACAACCGGAGGTTCAGCCTTCATCCATGTGGAGTTCGACGACGACATGGAGGGGGACTTGCCGCCCGATCCTCCCTCGGACGGGGACCTGGTGGCGGCTGTCGAGTACTGCATGGATCCTGAGCACCCGGACCGCTTGACCGCGGCCGGCAAGCCCCAGACCGACAAGATGGGCAAGTTCCTGTCCGAGCTCCAGGGCCGGGAGGTCAAGGTCTCCGGCAAGGACCGGGACGCGGCCATGGCCCTCTACATCGAGACCAAGGAAGCATAGGCGAGGTGTGAGCCATGGCCTACTGTGCCAGGGATGATCTGTTCGGCTTGGTGCCCGAGAAAAAGGTTCGGGATTGGTCCAACCCGATGGAGACGCTCGATCCGGCCGGTGAGCTAACCGCCATCGACCAGGTGATCGACTTTGCCGCCTCAGAGGTGGACGGCTTCCTCTCGGCCGGCGGGTACTCTGTCCCCCTCGACAAGGAATACCCGATCTACGAGGTGAACCCGGGAGCCTATACCTTCAAGATTCGGGGCCTCCATGGAGATCAGTTAGTCCCTGGCTCAACCCTGGTGGTCACCGGGTCCACCGCAAACGACAACACCTACCTGGTCTATGCCGTGGAGGAGCTGGATTCCGAAACCACAATCACCGTGGTCGAGGTGATCCCCAGCTCGGTCGCTGATGGGAACCTGAAGTCACCGGCCCCGGAGTTCCTCAAGCTGATCAACGCCTATCTGGCCCTTTGCATCCTGATCCACAAGAAGGGCTATGACGAGAAAACGGCCGACAAAGGGATCATCGGCAAGTGCGATGGCTACCGGAGCTTCCTGGAGGACGTGGCCGCCCGGAAGAAGGTCCTGCCATCGGCCGCCGGCGAGGTCCCGCCCAAGCCCCCTGGGCTGCTGAAGTCCGTGCCCCTGGTTAGATCCTGAGAGGTGGCCAATGCCCTCCTCCGACGTCACCCTGACCGGTGACTGGGCCAGGTTTGGCCTGATCCTTCACAGCCTGGCCAAGCCGGACCTCTCCGAGCCCTTGAAGAAGATCGGCGAGTACATGGTCGCCCAGACCGAGGAGCGATTCACCGAGGAGCAGGGACCCGACGGCAAGAAATGGAAGCCCTCCAGGAGGGCGGAGCGGACCGGCGGCCAGACCCTGACCGACACCAGCCGGATGCGGCGATCGATTGATTATGCCGTGGATGAAAAGGCGGGGGTGGTCGAGGTCGGGACCAACGTCAAGTACGCCCCGAGCCACCAGTTCGGCATGAGCGGCAAGAAGACAATTCCGGCCAGGCCTTTCCTGGGATTTTCCAAAAAGAACGAAGAAAAGATCCAGGACATCCTTGAGGGCTGGATGAGGAGGAAAGTCAGGTGATCATCGCCGCCAAGAACTTCCTCAAGGCCCAGATGGCCAGCCTGAGTCTCTCCAAGGTCTACTATGAGGCGGCCGGCAAATCAGAGCACCGCGTTTTGCCGTGGGCTTCCATCCTCACCCCGGAGATCCAGTCGGCCGAGGAGCTGGCCAGGACCGACAGGGTGCTCCGGAACCAATACCTGGAGGATGAGGACTACTGGCTCCGGGTGGTGGAGGTCTTCAGCCGGCGCCTCAGCCTGGACGTGACCTTCGCCGACCGGGACGCGGCCAAGGCAGACCAGCTCCTGACCACCTTCCTGGCCAACCTGCCGGACAGGATGATCGTGGACCCCTCCAAATCAGCAGGCTGGGCGACCGGCCGGAATGACAACCTGGGCGAGGCCCACTTTGAAGCAAGAATCCAGGTCCTGGGCACGGTCTGGTCGGATAAAGAATCCCACATCCGGGACATGGCGGCAGCCGAGGCCCGGGTCAGGATAGACGGCTCCATCGTCAAGGTGGAGCACATCGACACCATGGGCAAGGTCCTCATCGGGGTCTGGTATGGCGACGTGCCCATCGGCGGGGATCATGACACCACCGACACCGACCTTGTCCCGCCGGCTCAGTTCATCCTGAGCGGGGTCACCAACTACTTCGGCTTCTACTATCTCGGAGACGATGAAGCCGTTGTCACCGCCGAGTCCGAAGCCGACGGCTACCCGGCCGGGAGCCTCAACGACTATGACCCCCTGGTTCAGTGGCGGTCGGAAGGCACCTCGGCCTGGATCAAGGCCGATCTCGGCTCCGCCTTCTCGACCATCCTGGAGGACATGGCCCTCCTGGATCACAACCTGAGCTCCACTGCGGCCGTGACCCTCCAGGGCAACGACACCGACGATTGGGCGGCCCCACCTTACGCCGTAGCCGTCATTCCAACCCAGCACAACCTGGTCGCCTCGATCAGCGGATCCTACCGCTGGTGGCGGCTGGTCATGTCCGACCCTGAGAA